AAAGGCTAGTGTATTCAAGGATTTTTTAAGTAAATTATAATAGAAAATCAACAAATTATAAATATCATTATTAAAAGAGAGATATTTTAATTGCAATTAATATAAAGGAGATTTCTCAAATGGCTACAGAAAAACAAGTAGAAGTCAAAGCAGAAACAATAGTAGAACAAGACACTATTGCTGATGCTCCAAAAAAGAATGCTGTAGCAGCTGAACCTACTAAGCTTTCTAATGAAGCACAAGATTTAGGTGCAGCGGTTGTGAAAGCAACTGACAGCAATCCTGACGCTACAAAAAATAACAAAAAAGTTTCTGACGCACAAAACGCAAAAGCTGCAGATGTTGACGCTAGTAAAAAACCAGACACAGAAGCTGGTGTAACTAAAGTTGCAACTCCAGGCGAAACGTTAAAAGTAGAAGAAACAGAAAAAGAAGAAGTGATTGACGTTTCTGATGATGTGAAAGCATTAATTGGAGATGAAAAATTAACTGAAGAATTTAAAGCAAAAGCTGCAACTATATTTGAAGCTGCTATCAAGTCAAAATTGAAAGTAGAAAAATCAAAAATGGAAATGGGCTATGCTAAAAAACTTAAAGAAAATATTGATGCTACAAAAGTGGAGCTCGTTGAAAAAGTAGATTCATACTTAAACTACGTTGTTGAAGAATGGATGAAATCAAACGAACTTGCTATTGAGCGAGGTATCAAAGGTGAAATCGCTGAGGACTTTATCACTGGTCTTAAAAAATTATTTGAAGATCATTACATAAACGTACCAGACGAAAAATATGACGTGTTAGAAGATCAAGCTTCAAAAATCGAAGAGCTTAACAAGAAATTGAACGAGCAAATCGAGAACAATGTTAAATTAAATTCTGAAATTGGTAAATTGACAAGACAAGATATAGTAGATGCTGTATCTAAAGACTTGCCAGATACTAATAAAGAAAAATTTAGCAAGTTAGCTGAAGAAATTGAATATTCTAATGCTGATGAGTTTAAGAAAAAAGTAACAACTATTAAAGAGTCTTACTTTTCAACAAAAGAGATTTCATCAAAAAATGAAATAGATAACGTTGCCGAAGGCGAAACAACGCAAGTTGATTTGTCAAACGCTATGACTGCTTACACGGCCGCTATCACAAAAACAAAAGATACCATTAAATTGGGTCTTAAAAAATAAAGGGAGAATAAAAAAGATATGTACTTATCTGAACAATTAGTTAAAAAGTGGGCACCGGTCCTTGAACATCCAGAACTCCCAAAAGTTACGGATAGTTATAAAAGAGCGGTTACTGCTGTTATCTTGGAAAACCAAGAGAGAGCACTAAGAGAAGATAGAGCATTTATGTCAGAAGCTGCTCCAATGAACAGCACTGATGCAACTTCTATACAGAATTGGGATCCAATCCTAATTTCTTTAGTTAGAAGAGCAATGCCAAATCTTATTGCATACGACATAGCTGGCGTACAGCCAATGACTGGTCCAACTGGACTGATCTTCGCTATGAGAGCAAAATATCAATCACAGGCGTCAAGCGCAGAAGCATTATTTGATGCTGCTGATACTGATTACTCTGGAAGAAACAAAGCTGGTTCTGCTGTAGGTGGTTTTTCAACTACTGCTGATTCAGGAACTAACCCAGCGTTATTAAATGACAGCCCTCAGGGCACTTATACTACTGGTACAGGAATGTCAACTGCTGCTGCTGAAGCACTAGGTGATGCTGCTGGAAATAGCTTTGCTGAAATGGCATTTTCAATCGAGAAATCGACTGTAACTGCTAAATCAAGAGCCCTTAAAGCTGAATACACTATGGAACTTGCACAAGATTTAAAAGCAATCCATGGTTTAGATGCTGAAACAGAGCTTGCAAACATTTTATCTGCTGAGATCCTTGCGGAAATCAATAGAGAAGTTGTAAGAACTATTTACATCAATTCAGAAAAAGGTGCTGTTGCTGGTACTACAACGTCTGGTATATTTGACTTAGATACTGACTCAAACGGAAGATGGTCTGTTGAGAGATTCAAAGGTCTTATGTTTCAAGTTGAAAGAGAAGCAAACACAATCGCACAAAGAACACGTAGAGGAAAAGGTAACATTCTGATAACTTCTTCAGATGTTGCGTCTGCTCTACAAATGGCTGGTGTATTAGATTACACTCCAGCGTTAAACAACAATTTAAATGTTGATGACACTGGTAACACTTTTGCTGGAATATTAAATGGTAGATATAAAGTTTATATTGATCCGTATTCTGCAAATGCAAATACAGCTAAACAATTCTTCGTTGTAGGATATAAAGGTACATCACAGTATGATGCCGGAATATTCTATTGTCCATACGTTCCACTACAAATGGTGAGAGCTGTTGGTCAAGACTCGTTCCAACCAAAAATTGGTTTCAAAACACGTTACGGAATCCAAGCAAATCCATTTGCTGAAACAGGAGCTACAGATGCTAATGCCTATATCAATGGTGCTGGTTCTGCTAACGCAAACAGATACTACAGAAAAGTTCAAGTTATTAACTTGATGTAATATCGGTTTGTTCTTTGAACAAATGATTAAAAAGGAGGGCCTAAAAAACCCTCCTTTTTTTATGCCTAAATATTAATATGACAACTACAAACTCATATTTAAGACAACCTACAAAACTGGATTACGCCAGCCCAACACAATTTAAATTTAATATTATTAAGTTACCAAAAGTAGAATACTTTTGCACAGCTATTAATATTCCTGGTGTTACTATTAACTTTGTAGAACAACAAACACCTTTAAAAGATATACCAATGCCTGGTGAAAAACTTAAATATGGCGATTTGCAAATGTCATTTATTGTAGATGAAAATTTAGAAAACTATCAAGAAATTCACGGTTGGTTGGTTGGACTAGGATTTCCTGATGGATACAGCGATTATGATACACTAATGCAAGCAGGAAAAGATAGATTTCCAACAAGCAAATCAGAAGTGAGTAGAGAGATAGGAAAAATAAGATACCCTGCTCCATCACAAGGGGCCGCAATGTCCGATGCAACCCTATTGATACTTACAAACAAGAACAATCCTGTAGTAGAAGTAAGATTTAAAGATGTATTTCCTATTAGTTTAGGAGGATTACAGTACAATCAACAGGCCACTGATGTTAATTATCTAACTGTTGATGTTGTTTTTAAATATTGTATATACAATTTTGCAAGTATAAATTCACCAACATTAACAAAGGTTACCACCTAGACTTGATTTTTAAATAGTTTTGTGATATAATTATATTATGGATTTAGAACAATTACAATTAGAAGCCGATAAAGACCTTAAAATTAACGATACTGAATTAGATTTAGAATCATTAAAAACTCCACAATTACATAACAAGTATATGAAACATTATACTAAGTTTAAATTACTTCTTACACGTACTGAAGATGAGTTAAGAACTATTAAACGTGATAAATGGGAATATTATACTGGTAAGGCCGACCCGAGTGTGTATCAGGCCAAACCTTTTGATTTAAAAATTATGAGAACAGATATTGACAAATATTTAGAAGCAGATGAAGATATACAAAAATTGTCACAAAAGGTGGCCTATTTAATTACAGTTGTGGATTTTTTAGATCGTACATTAAGAGTTGTCGTTAACAGAACATACACTATAAAAAATGCCATAGAGTGGCGTAGATTTACAAGTGGTGCTGTATAATGTACTTAGAAAATAATCATTGTATTTCTAATGGATATTTTGATAGAAAATACTGTGATGAAATTATTTCTCAAGCCGAAACATCTAAACTTCATATGGCAAAAGTACAAGATGGTTTGAATATAAACAGAAAATCAAAAATTACTTGGTTAACAAATGATAAATTAAATAAAGATATAAACGAAATTATTTTAGATCATAATAAAAAGGCCAAATGGAATTTTGTTTTAAAAGAGTTTGAACCACTGCAATATACAGTTTATGAAACAAATGACCATTATGATTGGCATATAGATAGTCATAGTAAACCATACCCTAATGGTTATATAAGAAAAATAAGTTTTACATTATGTTTAAATGAAGATTATGAAGGAGGCGAATTTGAAATATCTAAACCAAATCCAAAACCAGAAAAACATATTAATACTAAGTTTATCGATAAATTTACATTAGGAACAGTTATATCATTTCCATCTTTTGTTTGGCATAAAGTAAATCCTGTCACAAGTGGAACAAGAAAAGTATTAGTAGGTTGGTCAGTAGGTCCTCAATTTATTTAATACGTATGACACTTACCAAATATATTATCATAGATAAGAAAAACGAAGTCTATCTTAAAATAGAAGCTGATGATTCTATACGTAGAGATTTAGGTGAGTATTTTACCTTTGAAGTTCCTGGTTATAGATTTACACCTCAATTTAGAAATAGAGTTTGGGACGGTAAGATAAGATTATTTTCTTATGCAACTGGCCAGATTTATGCCGGTTTATATCCTTATATTGTTAAATGGTGTGAAGATAATAAAATACAAGTTGTTGATGGTACAAAGATAAAAGATATATCTGTAGATGAAACATTAGTAAATAAATTTATAACTAAGTTAAAAGTGCCAATGAAGTTAAGAGATTATCAGAAACAAGCCTTTATTCACTCTCTACAAAAGAATCGTTGTTTATTATTATCGCCTACGGCCTCTGGTAAGTCTTTGATAGTTTATCTATTAGTAAGATTTAATTTATTAAGATTAAAAGAAAAAACAAATAATAAAATATTGATTATTGTACCTACTACTTCTTTGGTAGAACAGTTGTATAAAGATTTTGAAGATTATGGTTGGAATCCTGATAAACACGTACACAAAATTTACCAAGGTCACGAGAAAGAAACAAATAAGAATGTAGTTATTTCTACTTGGCAATCAATATATAACTTACCTAAAAAATGGTTTAAGTCTTTTGGTATGGTAATTGGTGATGAATGTCATTTATTTAAGGCCGTTTCTTTAAGTAAGATAATGACTAAACTTGAAGATTGTAAATATAGAATAGGTCTTACAGGTACTTTAGATGGTACTAAGACTAACAAGTTAGTTTTAGAAGGACTGTTTGGTGTTGTTAATAAAGTTACATCAACTTCTGAATTACAAGAAAAGAAACAACTGGCCGATTTAAAAATTATATGTTTAATACTTCAACACGATAAAAATTCTAAACACTTTTTAAAAGATAAAAGTTACCAAGAAGAAATGGATTTCTTAGTATCAAATGAAAGAAGAAACAAGTATATTCGCAATCTATGTTTAAATTTACAAGGTAATTCTTTAGTACTATTTCAATATGTAGAAAAACACGGTGTTATATTAAAACAACTTATAGAAGATAAGGCTGAAGATAAAAAAATATTTTTTGTTTATGGTGGTGTAGAAGCCGAAGAAAGAGAAAAGATACGATTTATAACTGAAAAATCAGACAATGCAATTATAATCGCCAGTTACGGAACGTTTAGTACTGGTATTAATATAAGAAATTTACATAACATAGTTTTTGCATCGCCGTCAAAATCTCGTATTCGTAATTTACAATCTATTGGTAGAGGCCTGCGTTTGAAAGATAATAATTCTTCTGCTACTCTTTATGATATATCTGATGATCTTTCTTATAATGGAAAAGAGAATTACACTCTACAACACTTTAGAGAAAGAATAAATATATACACAAGTGAAAACTTTAACTACGAAATACATAACATAGAATTAAACAATGGATCTGATAAGAATAATAAAACTAATTAACGGAGACGATATTGTTTGCCGTCTGGCTAAAGATCAATTGCCAGAGAAGTCTACTCTATTACGTATTGATAGGCCGTTACAAATTAAATACATATCTCAATTAACAGCAAAAGGTCTTAAAGATTATATCGCATTAATTAAATGGACAGCCTATACGAATGATACAATAATATCTATACCAAAAGATAAGATTATGACTATAACAATGGCCACCGAAGAAATGACCAAAAGTTATTTAGATGTGGCTTTAAAATATGATAGAATAAAAGTGCCAAAACAAGGTGATTATGAACCTGAACAACTGAACAAGGAAGATAATGATGAATTTAATGAACTGTGGGACGATTTTAGAGATACTAGGAAAACACTCCATTAGTCTGGAGAATCTTTATCAAAGAGGCTACAAGCCCTATTATACGGATAAAAAGAATAAAGTCAACCCATCCTGGAACCGACTTTTTTCATAGTCTTTGTATAAGTGATTGACAAACAACACAAAGTGTAGTATATTTAGATAATGACAACATCAAAAAAATCAAAAGAACATTACGTAAGTAATAAAGATTTTTTGGCCGCAATGATTGAATATAAAAAAACAGTCAAACAATCGGTTAAAGAAGGCAAAACAAAACCAAGAGTACCTGATTATATCGGCACTTGTTTTTTAAAAATAGCAAATCACTTATCATATAGACCGAATTTTATTAACTATACATTTAGAGATGATATGATTTCTGATGGCATAGAAAATTGTTTACAATACTTAGACAACTTTAATCCTGACAAATCAAATAATCCTTTTGCATACTTTACACAAATTATATATTATGCATTTATAAGAAGAATACAAAAAGAAAAGAAACAAGTAACAATCAAACACAAAATGTTATTAGATTCTAATTTTGACGATATGGCATTACAGCCTGGTGAAGATAGGGAATTTCATAATCAGTTTACAGAATTTTTAAAGAAAAATTTACCAATAGAAGAAGTACCTAAAATAGAAAGTCTTGCTCATCATAGAGAGATGAAAAAAGAAAAAGAAAAAAAAAAGAAAAGAACACGTAAAGGTAAGTTAGATTATTTTATATTGAGTTAGTATGAAAATTGCGTTAATAAATGACACGCATTGGGGAGCTAGAAATGACTCACCTGCGTTTATTGATTATTTTAATAAGTTTTATGATAAGGTATTCTTTCCTTATCTACAAGAAAATAATATCAATACTGTAATTCATTTAGGTGATGTGGTAGACAGAAGAAAGTTTATCAATCATAACACAGCACATAATTTTAAATTAAAGTTTTGGGATAAAGTAGATTCATTAAACATAGATACACACGTTATAATTGGTAACCACGATACATATTATAAAAACACAAACGAGATAAACGCATTACAAAATCTAAACATATCTAAAAGAGCAAAAGTATATACATCTTGCGAAACAATTAACTTTGATGGATTAGATATATTGTTTATACCTTGGATTTGTGATACAAATATGGAAGACTCGTTACACAACATAGACAAGTCCACGGCTGAAATAGTTATGGGACATTTAGAAATAAAAGGATTTGAAATGCACAAAGGCCACCTAAATGAACAAGGTTTAGATAAGAGTTTATTTAAAAGATTTGAAAAAGTAATAACAGGACACTTTCATAAAAAATCTGATGATGGCCAAATTTATTATCTAGGTTGTCCTTATCAAATTATGTGGTCTGATTATAATTGTCCTAAAGGTTTTCATATATTTGATACAACAACTAGAGAATTAACAAGAGTACCTAATCCTTTGATAATGTTTAAAAAATTTATATATGATGATAAAAAAGAAGATTACAGTAAAAAAGATTTAAGTGATTATGAAAACACATACGTTAAACTGTTTATATCTCAAAAGACAGACAGTGATATGTTTGATAAATTATTAGACAGATTTCATAATGAAATAAATGCATACGAGATAAATGTTATAGAAGATTTAAGTTCAGATATAAATTCAACAGTAAAAGAAAACATATTAGATCAAGGAGAAGATACATTAACATTTTTAGGTAACTATATTGACCAAGTAGATACAACTTTAGACAGAGCCAAATTAAAAACTTTTGCCAAACAATTATATGTAGAGGCCAGTGAACAATGATAATATTTAAAAAAATTCAATGGAGAAATTTCTTATCTACTGGTAATACACCAATAGAAATAGAATTAAACAAAGCACCTACAACACTTATAGTAGGAACAAATGGTAGTGGTAAATCAACACTGCTTGATGCATTATGTTTTGTACTATTTAATAAACCTTTTAGATTAATTAAAAAAGAACAAATAGTTAATACTATTAATGACACAGACACCGAGGTAACAGTAGAGTTTACAGTTGGTACAAAAAATTATAAAGTAATAAGAGGTATTAAACCTAATAAGTTTGAAATATATGCAGATGGTGATTTGATAAATCAAGATGCTTCGACAATAGATTATCAAAAATACTTAGAGGCCAATATAATGAAGTTAAACTATAGGTCTTTTATACAAGTAGTAATATTAGGTTCTTCTTCTTACGAACCTTTTATGAAAATGAAACCAAGATATAGACGAGAAGTTGTAGAAGAAATATTAGACATAAGAGTTTTTGGTTTAATGGATTTAATATTAAGAAGCCAACAATCAGATTTACAAAAAAATATAACCGAGATTAGACATAAGTGTGATTTAATAACCTCAAAATATGAATTAGAAACAAAACACTTTAATGAATTGCAAGGACGTAATATAAATGACAAAGATTATAAAAAAAATATAATAGAAAAAAACAATAAAGATTTATTAGAATATACAAATAAAATTAATACATTAAATAATCAAATCAACGAGTATAAAAACTCTTTAAAAGATCAAGATAAACATATACAAAAAGCAAATCAATTATCTAAGTTAGAAGCTAAGATAGAAACAAATTTATTAAAACACAAAAGAACAATGGAGTTTTTTGAAAAGAATGATGTATGTCCAGAGTGTACACAATCTATAGACGATAAACTAAAAAAAAATAAAATATCAAGTGAAGAAACAACTATTACCAAATTAGATGCAGGACTAAAAGACTTGTTATCAGAAATAATTAAAACGGAAACAAACATTAATGAATTAAATTCAATATCACAAAAAGTAAACGAATTGAATGTAGATGTTGCAAAGATTAATACCTCAATAGAGGCTTTAAAAAAATATAGTGATAACATACACGAAGAAATATTGTTATTAGAAAATAAAGAAACAGATGGTAAAACAATACAAGAGCAGTTAAATAAACTTAAAACTGAATTAGAAGAAACAAAAGTATTGTTAACAAAGGTTACGGAAGATAAACAATATGTTGATATACTAAGAGAGATATTAAACGACAAAGGTGCCAAAGCCAAAATTATTAAAAAGTATTTACCTATTATGAATACACTAATTAATCAATATTTACAATCTATGGACTTTTTTATATCGTTTAATTTAGATGAGGAGTTTAATGAAACAGTTAAGAGTAGATATAGAGATACTTTTAATTACAATAACTTTAGTGAAGGAGAAAAGATGAGAATAGACTTAGCATTACTATTCACGTGGAGATCAATCGCTAAAATGAAAAACAGTACCAATACAAATTTACTAGTACTAGATGAAATATTTGATAGTAGTTTAGATGGTCAAGGCACAGATGACTTCTTTAAAATTATTAAATCAATGCCAAAAGAAAATATCTTTATTATATCTCACAAAGGTGATATACTATTTGATAAGTTTACAAATATAATCAAGTTTGAAAAAGAACACAACTTTACGAGGTTACAAAATGCCTAAAGAATTAAAATTAATACCACCATCAGATCCAAGAGTACAATCAGCAATAGCGCCTTTCAGTGATGATATGTTAAAAGAACACGATTTCAAAGATAGAAAAGAATTAGTCAACACAATGTTTGATACAATGTTTAAATTTGGAGGCCTAGGACTATCGGCCAATCAGGTTGGTTTACCATTTAATATGTTTGTGTTCGGTGGTCATCCACAAATAGAAAAAGGTAAAAAAGTAGCTTGTTTTAATCCTATAATTATACACAATAGTGAAGAACAGATATTACTTAAAGAAGGATGTTTAACCTTTCCATTTGTATTTTTATCTATAAGTAGGCCTAAAAAAATAGTGGCCAAGTTTGAAGATGAAAATGGTACTCTACAAGAAGGCCATTTTGATGGTTATTTTAGTAGAATATTTCAACACGAATACGATCATATGTTAGGTAGATTGTTTACTGAAAAAGCTAGTAAATTAAAACTAGACTTAGCATATGAAAGAGCACAAAAAGAAATAAACAAAATGAAAAAAAGAAGAAAGGAGTTAAATGGTTAGTTTTACAGAAGAAGATAATAAACCTAAAATGTCGCAAGAAGAAAGAGATAAACTTATGCAAGAGTTTTTAGAAAAAGGCGGCAAAATTAAAGAACTAAAACCTGGTATTGCAAAAGGTGCTGCCTCTTTAAACAGAAGTAAAAGTTTACAATGGACGGAAAAAGACGTTATAAAACAAGAACACAATGAAAACTTTATACCAAGTAAAGAATAATTTGACTTTTGAAACAAATTAGTATATACTTATATTATGGCCGTTAAAAAAGAATTAGATCCTTTTATAGAAAATCAATGGAAAGAATGGCAAGACTCTAATCCACTTGATAAAATACCAAACATAGACACAGACAAACTAAGAGATGTAGTTATTAAAGACTTATCTTTTGTGTCTGTTATGAATGTAAAAGAATATACACTATATCAAAAATGGTGTGAAGTGCATCAAAAATATCCTACTATAGAAACAAATAGTTTTTTTGATGACAGGCCAGCACTAGCCGATCCTGAACAAGGCGCCATTATACAAGAAGTAAAAAACAACTTTTGGAATCCAGAAGATCCAATGGAGTATTTGAATTTAGAACCAGAACTTATTTACACTGATATACAAAACGAAGGTAAAGTAGATTCTGTTACAGGTAAGAAATTACCAGCTATCTGGAATACACTTAGAACATTTTTATCTACAATGAAAAACAATAGTAACATTGGTAGAAATTTATACTTTCTTATAAGAGATAAAAAAACAAAAAAGTATCTAGGTGTTACTTGTATGTCCTCAGATTTTTTAGATTTAACACCAAGAGATAATTATATTGGTTGGGATAGAGAAGCCAAAACACAAAGAATGATTAATCATACTTGTATTGGTAGTACAATTGTTCCTGTACAACCATTAGGTTATAATTTAGTTGGTGGTAAATTATTAGCATTACTATGTTTATCAGATACAGTTGAGAAAACGTGGGAGAAACAATATGGCGATAAACTAGTAGGAGTTACAACAACATCTTTATATGGTAAAACAAAGACAATACCATTATCACAATACGATAGATTAGATCACTGGAAGAAAATGGGTTGGACAGCAGGTTCAGTATCGTTTGAAACAGAAAGATCAACAAGAAAACTTATACAACAATGGTTAATGAAAAACCATACTAGAAAATACTTTGAATGGTATGTAGCAAAGAAAAAAAGTGGACAACCACATAAAAGAGATCACAGAAATAGAAGCCACTCATTTACATATAGTCAATTAGGTATAGAAAAGAAACTAATTAAATCAGAACACGCAAGAGGTATTTACTTTAGTGAATTATTTAAAAATACAAAAGAGTATTTAAAAGAAGAAATAAAAGAAGATAAGTTGATAAGAGCATTTGATAACTCAACAGAAGCTTTAACGCATATATGGAAAACAAAGTATGCTAAAAAGAGAATTGAATCATTAATAGCACAAGGTAGAGTATCTAAAGAATCTCATTTCTATGACGATATTATCTATTTAAGTTGGGAAGAAACGAAGAAAAAATACCTTTTTCAAGTCGGCCGATAACGGTCCTGTCTTAATTTAGACACAATCTTCCGTAAGTCATTGATTATATTGCCTTTTAATTTTGTTCAGAACTATTGTTTTATTCATATAAAGGTGTTATATTATATGTATGGTTAAAGTTAATAAAGTAAATATCGAATCAAAGTCTCAATTAGCAAAACTATTCGCTACAGAAAATTTATCAGTAGAACATAACAACGTAAAAACGGCCTCTTTTGATTTAGAGAATCGTATTGTTACTTTACCAATATTCAAAAAACCATCAGGCGATGTTTATGATATGTTAACAGCTCACGAATGTTCACACGCTTTACATACACCTATGAAAGCTTGGTCTAAATTAGAAGATCCAAAATACAGAGCATACGTTAACGTTATTGAAGATACAAGAATTGACAGATTAATTCAAAAAAAATATCCAGGAATTGTAAAAAATTATATTAATGCTTTTGAAATTTTAATGAAAGACAATTTTTTTGGTTTAAAAGATAAAAATTTAGATACAGATTTAATGTTAATTGATAAAATTAATATGTATTATAAATCATCTAAAAAACTTAAATTTGATTTTTCTAAGGAAGAACAATCATGGGTTAAAAAAATTGATAATATCAAAACGTTTACAGATGTATTAAAAATTGCTAAAGAATTGGCAAGAAAAACAATTACAACAATTATCTATGTTACCAGAATTTGATAAACATGCGATAGCAAAAAATTACAAATTAGATAAAAATGGTAAAAAAATTCAAGTACAAAAATCAGAAAACGGTGATGGTAATAACTCAGAATCTTCTTTATCTGATAAAAAAGATAATGAAAACAAAAACAACGAATTAAATGTTGGTAACCCTTATGGTGCTGGCGGTGATAACGTTAAAGATGATACTACTTTAGATTGT